ACAGCCACGACGTTAGATAGAGATTATGCCGTGGAAATGGAGAACAGAATCAAATCATCTTTAGCAGCGGCCCAAGCTAAACTAGGTGCTTCTAGAGAAGCCGATGATAAAAAAGCTGAAGTCGAAGCTTTAACAGCCATCTCACAATTAGGATACGAGCAGGGTAAACTTGCAGAAATCAAAAGCAGACAAAAAATGGAAGAGACTGCTCAAGAGAATAGAAGAAAACAAGGACCTGCAGCTCAATATCCAACTCAACAAACCCCGCCACCAGATCCAAAAGCAGAGGACTGGGCGGAAAAGAATGAATGGTTTGGCAAAGATAATGCCATGACCTACACAGCTTTTGATCTACATAGAAAGCTTACTGAAGAAGAAGGGTTCGATCCCAAATCTGATTCTTATTATGAAGAGATTAATAAAAGAATAAGACTTGAATTCCCTCAGAAATTTGGTAATACTGTAGAAAAGACGATTAGTAAACCTGTACAAAACGTTGCTTCTGCAACGCGGAGTGCAAGAACGAGTCGCAAAAGTGTGAAACTCACACCTTCACAAGTAGCAATCGCTAAAAAATTGCGTGTGCCACTAGAAGAGTATGCAAGACAACTAAGACTCACGGAGGGAGAATAAGCATATGAAACAAGAAACAAAGACTACTTCCCGTGCGAGCCAGACAAGAGAAAAAACAAAGCGTAAGCAAGTTTGGACTCCACCATCGTACTTAGATACACCCAACGCGCCAGCTGGATTCAGACACAGATGGGTTAGGGTAGAAATCATGGGATTTCTCGACACGAAAAACATACAAGGACGCTTAAGATCCGGGTATGAGTTAGTAAGAGCCGACGAATTTCCAGAAGAGGACTATCCAGCAATCGCAGATGGCAAGTATGCCGGGGTGATCGGGCACGGAGGCCTTGTGCTGACAAGGGTACCAGAAGAAATCGCGAAGCAGAGATCTGATTATTTTGCCAAATTAGGGCAAGATCAGATGGAAGCGGTAGACAACGATTTGATGAAGGAACAGCATAAGAGTATGCCGATCGATATTGATCGACAGTCTCGTACAACCTTCGGTGGTAGAAAACGTTAATTTTTTAACATTCAACCAACGAAATTTTAATTAACCGTAGACTATGAATAATGGTCTACACATGGAGAACAACTATGGCTAACCAAAGTACGACAGGTTTCGGAATGAGACCTCTCAGAAAAGTCGGTCAGAATGACAATAACGCCGGTTTAGGCGAATTCCAAGTTGCACAAAGCGCTAGCGCTATATACCATAACGATCCGGTATTATTAGCTACAACAGGCTACGTAACAGTAGGCGCTGCTAGTAGTGGTGCAAATTGGCTGGGTTCCTTTAACGGTGCGTATTATGTTGATCCTACTACGAGTAAACCTACATGGGGTAATTATTTGCCAAGTGTGGCTGCTGTTGCTGACGTTTTAATCAATAGTGACCCACAGCAAATGTATGAAGTGAGAACAGCTTCTGCAACTCCGGGTAGAGACTCAATCGGTGGATGTGCAGACATCGCAACTTATGTTGCTGGTGCAGCACCAAACTACATTTCACGTGTAACTATGAGTGGCACAATTGCTACGACTATTACGCTACCGATTAAAATAATAGGAATATCCAGAGATACCAATAACCAAGACACGTCTGTCGCTGGTTGTGTGTACAGAGTAATGTTTAATGCACATATCCTAGGCAATAACGTGGCTGGTATATAAGGAGATAAATCATGGCAATATCACGTAATCAGCTAGTCAAAGAACTAGAGCCAGGTTTAAATGCTTTATTTGGCCTGGAATACAAACAATACGAAAATCAGTCGGCGGAGATTTATACGACTGAGTCATCTGATAGGGCTTTTGAAGAAGAAGTTATGTTGTCAGGCTTCGCTAACGCATTAGTAAAACCAGAAGGAACTGGGGTTGCTTTTGATCAAGCGCAAGAAACTTTCACAGCAAGATACACTAACGAGACAATTGCTCTCGCTTTTGCAATCACTGAGGAAGCTATTGAAGATAACCTGTATGACAAACTCTCTTCTCGTTACACTAAAGCACTAGCAAGATCTATGGCAAATACTAAACAAGTGAAAGCTGTTTATCCTTTGATTCAAGGGTTACCTACTACAGATAACTATGATTCAGGCGATGCAGTTTCATTATTTAGCACTGCGCACCCAACGATAGCAGGGACTTTTTCAAATACCCTGTCTACTCAAGCGGATTTAAACGAAACATCATTGGAGCAAGCATTAATTGATATTGCTGCGCTTACTGATGAACGTGGTTTAAAAATCGCTGCTAAAGGTGTGAAGATGATTGTGCCATCTGCTAGTCAATTCACTGCTGAGAGATTATTTAAATCTCAAGGTAGAGTGGGAACGGCTGATAATGATATCAATGCAATCAAATCTATGGGAATGGTTCCTCAAGGATATAGAGTGAACAACTACCTTACAGATACTGATGCTTGGTATATTACTACAGATGTACCGAATGGTATGAAACACTTTGACAGAGCTCCTCTTACTACTAAGATGGAAGGGGACTTTGACACTGGCAACGTTAGATACAAAGCTAGAGCAAGATACGTTTTTGGCGTATCCGACCCTAGAGGTATCTTCGGTGTTGAAGGTGCGTAATACTTAAGGAAAATTAATGGGGCGGCCTTAAAACTGCCCCATTTACTTAATAAAGCTAGAAATTACCTATGAAAAACTTCCGAGTACAAATTCGATATCACGGCTATTATGCTGACTTTAATGTTTCAGCAGAGGATACCGCTGTTGGTATTGAGAAATCTATCCTTGACAAGCTGGGAGAAAATGAGGTAAAGTTCGAGAAAGATGGATTTACTAGTAAGACTGGTAAATGGATAACCTATGAGGAGGTTAGTAATGACCGAAGACCTTTACACTACGAAACGGTCCTTGGAACTAGAGTGGCAACAGGAGCACCTGAAGTCAGGGAAGCATAATATTCGAATGATTGAAATTAATAGAAAAATACAGGATATTATTAAAGAGATCGTTGCTCAAGAATTTGTTGAAGATACTCGTCTTAAACAAATTAAAGACGCCAAGCCCGAAGTTTCGATAGCCACTTAAGCGCTATCAAAAATCATACAAAACCTACAGGATCACTTGCGCCAAATTTAAATTTGGGGTATAGATTAGATACTATACAATTATTTAATTAGATCTAGACGCGTATAGTCGACGGCCTAGAGACTAGATCTACATAAACTAGGAGGATTATAATCATGGCAAAAACAAACTTTTCGGGACCTATTACAACAGGACCGATACAAGTCAATACAGGAACTACTATAGGTACGAATGTAAGAGACGCTTCATTCTTAACGAATGTGGGCACTTTTCCCGTTACTTATGCTAGTTTCGCGGTTACTACTGATGCTAACAGATTAGCTGTTACTGGCTCTAATGCAGCTAGTACAACGTCTGTTACATTCGTAGATGTTACAGCAAACGTTCCAGGCATTACGTCTGTGGGCGGTTTTGAAATGGCGTCTGCGATCACGTTAACATCAAGTGGGAATGACTCTGCTCTTACAGCAAGCATTACTGGCACAGATGTTTTCGGAAACTCGCAAACTGAAGATCTAACAATGGCTAATGCCGGCGTTGCAACTTCAACTAAGTCTTACAAAACTGTAACAGCAATTGGTGTTTCAGGAGCAGGTACAGTAGGTACGTTAGAAGTGGGAGTTTTATTAACAGCCCAAGTAACGGTACCATGTAGATCATTATTCAACGCAACACCGTTGGGTCAAACATCTTCTACAAGTGCTAAGAACTTAGCTAACAACATTGTGATTCCACCATTTTCAAGAATTACAAATTTGTTTTTTATGACAACTACAGCATTTGATACTGCTGGTCTTGATATGCAAATTGGAGCAAATGTTGCGCAAACAGATGGCGCTACTTTAAACAGTTTCGACCAGGACTATTTTGCTGGTGATACTGCTAATGAAACGCAGGCTGTTGGTAACTGGCATATTCCAGCTTACTTCGATCAGACTCAAGCTCAAGCAACTAATTGTTTGAACGTATCTGATGATGATGCAAGTGGATATGAAATCGATAAAGCGGTTGCAATCACAGTGAACACTGATGATGTGATGACTGCTGGCCAAGGCTATTTATATATAGAGTGGCTACAGAAGATAAACGGCACTAACTAATAAATTATTCTAAGCCCCTTCGGGGGCTTAGAAAATTAGGAGATTATATGGCAATAACATCAAATGTTAAACAAACTATACCTTTAACAGGCGATGGTTCGGCTCAGAAATATGTTGCTGGATCAGCAACTAATATTACTAGAGCTAGAATCATGAATGTTTATGGTCAAGCAACTGCAGCTGACGCGGAGATAAAAATTTATAATGAAGCTGATGACTCTAAAACAGGAACTGCATTAGTATTTCATGCTAAGTTTTCAAATGCGGATAACCATGGACAAAGCTTCATAATTCCTGGAGAAGGAATTTACTGTAATGCAGGAATGTACGTTGATTTAACAAACTGCGATTTCTGTACGATTATTGGTACGTTTACATAAGAGGTAGTCAATGGCAAATACTACTTCTGGCTCTTATACATTCGATAAGACTTTTGCGATTGATGATACCATTGCAGAAGCATACGAACGTATTGGTCTAGTTGGATCATCAGGACATCAATTATTATCGGCAAGACGTTCCTTAAATTTACTTTTTCAAGAATGGGGAAATAGAGGAATTCATTTTTGGGAAATAGGTCATGCGAATGTTAATCTTATTACTCCTGTAGCAGGCACAGGTGCAGGCAGAATATATAAATTTTTTAGATCAAGCGGAGATGGCACTAATGCCGCGTGTACAGATAATGACGGTAGTACGACAACGACTGCTTTTTATGGCGTAACTGATATTATAAATTGTGCTTACAGAAAAGATTTAGCTAATACTTCAAGCCAAGCTGACACAGGCATGACTAAAGTTAGTCGAGATACTTATGCAGCTTTTGCTAATAAATTATCTACAGGAACACCAAGTCAATGGTGGGTTCAAAGGTTCATTGACCATGTTTCATTAACCATTTACCCTACTCCAAGCACGACGGCTGTTAGTGAAGGACACTTAAGCATTTACTATGTTAAACGAGTTCAGGATGTGGATTCAACTTATACAGATGCGACGGATCTTCCTTATCGATTTTTACCAGCAATGGTTTCAGGACTAACTTTTATTTTATCTCAAAAATTTGCACCTCAACGAACACAGGAATTAAAGCTTTTATACGAAGATGATTTTGCTAGAGCATTGTCCGAAGATGGCTCTGCGGCTAGTACTTATATAACTCCGAAAACTTATTATCCGAATATCTAATGGCAGGTTCAAGATTTTCAAAAGGCAGACACGCATTATCAATCTCTGATCGATCGGGAGCAGCTTTTCCTTATCTAGAAATGGTTAGAGAATGGAACGGAGCATGGGTTCATACTTCTGAATTTGAAATTAAACAACCTCAAATTCAACCAAGACCCGTGGGCTCTGATCCACAAGCGTTGCAGTTTGCGCGTACAGCTCGAACAGAGTTTTATGTACCAACGATTTTACCTAATAATCCTTTTTCAACTTCAGCTTCATCAACTACGGTAACGGTAACTCAACCCAATCATGGACGATATACTGGGGATGCAGTTCGATTTAGAAATGTATCATCTACTGTGGGAACGAATGTCACTCCTCTTATTTTAATGCTAGAAACAACTTTAGCGGCAGATCTCACAGATTCTGCAACCTCTTTGACTTTAACCGATTCGACAGCTTTTCCTTCTACGGGTTATATTGTTGTACAGCCAGGAGCGGATACTAATGAAACTATTAAGTACACAGCTAACA